GAAGGACATGTTTGTCGGGGCCATCCCCGGCGCTAGCAACTTGGGTATGCCTCAAATCATCAAGCCCATAGCCGAGGTGTACGCCAATAAGAACTTCTACTCGGGCAACCCGCTGGTGTCTTCACGTTTAGAAAAACTGGACCCCGTGGCGCAGTACAACGCCAACACTACCGAGTTGGCCAAGTTTATGGCCAAGATGGTTCCGGGCCTGTCTCCCATCCAGATCGAGCACATCGTGTCCGGTTACTTGGGGCAAATACCGTTGATGATTGCAGCGACTACAAACGACTTGTTCCGTGAGGGCAAAGAAGAACCCACCCGCAAGCTGTCTGAGATGCCGTTGATAGGCAGCTCGTTCCAGCGCAAGTACGGCGGCGAGGATGCGGATGTTGTGTACAAGCTGGCCACGGACGCAATGGAAGCCAAGCGAACTTTTGATAGCTACCGCAAGACAGGCAAGATTGAAGACGCTAAGGACTACCTGCGGGAGCACCGCGCTGAAATTGCTGTTGCACCAATGGCGCTGCAGTACCAGAAACTTATGGGAACACTGCGTACGCAAGAAGAAATAATTCGTGGTTCCAACGCTTCACCTGATGCTAAGGCTAAGCGTATTGATACTCTGGACGCCCAACGGCAGCTACAGTCCGAACGTTACCTAAAGGCCATCAGGCGGGCGGAAGAATCCGTCGGTAGAACCACACCCCAATAAGCCCAGCACGAATGCCCACCTTGGCTTGGGCATCGAACACACGTAAGAAGACGGCCCGTTTAAGGCCGTCTTCTCTGACCGCTTCTGGGTCTAGGCAGGGGACAAAGAACCCCTGCCCGCGCTCAACCTTTTCCCAAGGATAGGAGGGTTTCAGAGACATCATCTTCCTCCAGCGGACGGCTTATCTTCATGGCCGCTACACGCATCAGGGGGCCGTTGGTTCTGGACATCAAGTCCTTGCGGGGGTTGTATGAGACTTGCATGTACGGATGCATCTCAAGCTGCTTCTTAAAGTCCGCGTACCCAAAGCTCATGCTGGCGCAGAACGTCCGCAACACACGCTCTTCAATGTACAGGTCTGAGCACCCCGGCGTCAGGCCATTCTCTACACGCCCCTGCACTGCAGTTCGCGTTGTTGTTTTGTCGATAGCCGCACCATCGCCCATCTGCGCCAAGATGCCGCCCGAAGCGCCGTAATTCACGGTAACGAAGTGGCCGTTGTTCTCACGGATAAAAGCGTTCAAGATGTCTTCGGCGTTGCGTTTATTGCTGTGCATAGCCTTACGCATCACGTCGATGCGCCTACCAAACGCTTCGATAATCTCGGGCATCGGTAAGTTAATAATCCCCGCGTTGTTCTCGCTGAACATAATGCCCGCCGCAATCGCTGTGCCCACACCGGCCATCCAAAAGCGCTCGTCGTTGGTAGCCTTGTACTGAACGTACATCTGGCGCACCACGTCTGGAACCATCGTCGCCACCTTGTCGAAGTTGTCCACCAAGTACTGTGCAAATACGTCCCCCGCAATACCGTAGTTCTGCGCTAGGGACTTGATGGTCTCGATCTCGTATGCGTCCCATGACAAGGTCGTGCTCATATCAAACTCAATGACACGGCGAATCTCCCCTTCGGATGCGTGCTTACGGGTGCCAAGCAAGCTGTCAACGACATAGGTGTTCGAGGACATTATTGCGTTCGACATCCATGTGGAGTTGTTGATGCGTTCTTTGTTGGAGCCTGCTTCCATACGCTCTTTGCCCCGGCCCTCGGTCATGTCCAGTAGGAACTCGCTAAACCACTCAGGGGCTAGACGGTTTTTGCTGGTGATCTCGTCGGTGATAAGAGGCAAGCTGTTGAGCATACCAAGGCGCTGCTGCATGGCTACCGCTGACGTGCTCTTGCCTGTGCGGTAGTGCACCGGATGGCCCCAGATGGATGCCGCGCCTTCGAGCGCCAATGACTTACCTGTGCCTGAGTACGTTGACCCGCAATGGAATGTCATGCCGTAGATGCCGGTAAATTTCATAAGTGGTGCACCAGCGCCCACCAAGACGATGGCCAACTGGTCATACAGCTTCTTCTGGATCAGCAGGTTAATTACGTTGCGCCAGCCCTGCAACGTGCCTGTGGGCTGCGTGTTGTTCACGATGTTCTCCAGCCCGATCATAGGTATCTCGGCGGGCTTAACCTTGGGGGCATAAATCTTGCCAGCAAAAACAAAGCTATTGTCCTTCTGCCAGCCATAGCTAGCCGGTATTTTGACGGGTAATTTTTCAGTGCTCATTTTTTCAACGCTCGCTCGTATGTAATCAAAAAAGTTCTTGTCGTTGCCAGCGCCAAAAGCGGCGAGTATGTTCTGCGTGGCCAAGCCCTTCATCGTCTCGTCTTTACTGACGCAACTCTTCTGGGGTATCAGCACTGTTTGCGCTCCTTCCGGGCGCAGCGCTAGCATGTGCACCACATGCTCTCCAGCGTTGTCAAGGATGTTGATGGGAAACAGGTCGTAGCTAAGCAGCATCGTGAGCTTCTTGGCTTCTGAACCATCTTCATTCTCCGTACGCCTCTCAATGTACACACCGCCGTTGCGCCCATACGCATAACCAAACGGGGCTTCGGGGCGCAGTATCTTGCGAAACGTATCCGACCCCGCAGACTCAACCTCAACTTCCTTCTCCTCTGTAACGACAGCCGTATCACGCCCCAGCGCCAACGGGTTTGTAATCTTTCCCCAGTGCTTGCAGTTAACGCAAACGCCGGGGTTCTCTGAGTCAAACTTGGTGCACGGGTACGGGCCTTTGATCTCGGCCAGCTTGGAGTGCATCCGGTTCAAATCGTAAGGGTGAAGACCGCTCAACCATACGGCTGCACGCTCGCCATCCTCGCACTTCTGGGCAATGCTCAGCATCCCACGCCACAACGGTTCCATCCCATCGTCTTCGGCGTTCAGCGCATAGAACTCTAACTGCCCACAGCCATCACCCTTCTTGGTGCGCTTGTAGATATTGCCGAATTTAGTGATGCTGTTGGCAAACAACTGCACGGGCGATGTCGTCGGCGCACTCTTAGGCCGCTGTCCGGGTAGTATGAGGGCGGTGCTCGGCGCAGGTTTCACAGCGTACGCAGTGTCCGCTAGGTTGCTCTCCAGCAGAGCGCGGATGTCCTCGATGTTGAAGAAGCCCCCGCCGTGCATGAACCGCACACTAGTCTCACCACGCACACGCTTGCCACTCTTGACGCCCGTGTTAACCGTTGCCGGTACGCGCAGCACCCGTGCTGCATCACCTGTCACTGTGGGGTCGATGCCGAGTTTCTTCTGTACACACAGGCGCTTAAACGCTTCTGCCACAGGCTTCCACTCCGCGATCTCTACAGCTTCTCGCAAGGGCCAGTAAGCGTGCACACCGCCGCCAGAAGCCACCATCCACGGCTCGCCTAGCCCAGCCAGCCCCACCTCGGAGGAGAAGTCCAGAATAGCCTGTGCAGCCACGCGTGCTGAAGGGTAGGCCTTGGGTTTGAATTCACCGTGCTCGTCCGGCACGTCCTTCGGGTGGTTGCAGTCGATGTCGATAGCGATGCACTTCGACATCTGGGTATTGGTGGCTAGGCGCTTGTCTGCGCTGCCGAACGTACTCAGTCCAAAGTAGATGTCAAGGTTCGCCTTCTTCCACCGCTCTACTACTACCTGCGCCTCTTCCAATGTGTCCACATAAACGTGTTCCTTCTTCTTGGTCAGCTCTGCCACACAGTATCGTCCGTTACCGGGAGGTGGCAAGACCGCCGCTAGAAAATCAAGCGGGTCCATAGATTTCCTAGGTTGTTATTCGTAGCTGTCTACAAGTTCAGCAAGGCGCTTGACCAACTCCTCAACCCATGCGGGCGGTAAATCCGAAGGGGCACACAACGTTGCGTAGTGCACTAGCTCTTCATCGGTGAGCATGTGGGGTTTCACGGCGTCAAGTTGTATTCTTTGCATATTTTTCTCCAAGCTTCGTCCGCCGTTTTTGACGAGGACATTATTGTTAGTAGTAGCTCGACACGGTTCTGGTATGCCACGAAGACATCCTTCCCCTCGAACCAGTTGTAGACAGTTTGGCGGGTGACCCCAAGCGCAACGGCAATCTTGGTCACGGGGAAGTCCAAATGAATGGCCCAACGCCCGAGACGATTACCCGTTGTCTTAGGCGACGCCGCAACAAGGTCTATGATTTTTTGTGAGTAGGCCATGATTAGTAGGGGTTAGCGATCATGACGCGCTGCCGTTTACCCGAACGACCTTTTCTTCGTTCGCCGGTGTCAACAATAAAGTTCTTGTCTAGCAGTGCGCGGTAGCGTGCCGTGATCGAAGAGTACGGGTATCCGGGGTACATGTCCCGAACATCGTCGCTTATGCACCCACGCGCACCAAACTTGTGGATGGCGCTGTACACAAGCTGCTCTAGAAAACTGCTGTCTATCCCCGCCGCTGCCTCATGGCTTGTGTCCGGGTCATTAGTACGAGCCAACAAACGGGGGCTTGTTCCAAAATTAGTTTGCATATTGTTTCCTTGTATAGGTGGGGGTACTCGCTGCACTGGTGAGATTCGAACTCCCGGAGTTCCAAGCATTGCTTATGACAGCCCTTGAAACTCTATAGTCATGTCACCAATAGACCTGACTCTGGCACAGCATCCGCTTTCCCCCCGAAACTAATTACTCGTCGTCCCAGTCAGACACGATGTCTGCAAGGCTCGCCTTACCAGCAGGTACTGCAGTCGTCTTTGGCGCTGCTTTACGTACTTCTGGCTCTGGTGCGGTGTCCTCTTCTTCGACCACAGGTGCGGAAGTAAACTTAGGCTTCTTGGGGGGCTTGGCTACCGACAAGCGTGCGGCCACTTCCTCATCGTCTTCCTCTGGCGCTGGTTGCGCTTTGGCCGGGGGCTTACCTGCGATGGCCAGCGGAGCGGCTTTCACACCGTCTGTTGCAGCCGCGCCCATCACAACTGCCTTGTTAGCTTCTTCGCTGTCGGCTTGGTTTTTGATGGTGTCGTACTCGTCGTCGGTCAACCAGCGGGTTGGGGAGAAGTGCAGCTTGGGCGACTCCGACTTGGTATCAAACTTCATGCGGGTCACGATCTGCTCGGGGTTGATCGGGGGGTTCTGCGCTGCAAGGTAGCGTGCGAAGGACTGCAACGGGTGCTTGTCGCCTTCTGCCTTACCGAAGATCGACGTAGCGGGCAGGACCATCTGCATCACAGCGCCTTCCATATCGTTCTCAAGCACCACGGCTAGGCGCTGCTGGTAGCGGCAGGCGCGGCTATTACCCGTACCCGAACCGGCTTGGTTTTGTGGGCAACTCATGCAAGTCTCGGACTGCTTGTTCTTGGCACCAGCATCGGGGCGCTCCCCGTCGTTGGAAGTGCAGTCAGGTGCCGAAGCAGCAGCATCGGGGTTCCATGCAGAAGCGTAGAACTGGCGGCTCACCTTTGGCGCTGCCTTGACGATAACGACATCCAAGTGGCGGTCGTCGATGGCAGTGATCTCTTTGCCGTTGTCTAGCAAGCGGAACACGCCGCCTTTGATCGAGATGCGCTTGCCGCTGTTCGTGCTATTGCCACCGCCCGTGAGGGCTAGGGCTGTATCCGACAGGACGTTGTTACGGGCAAACGCAGGTACGTTCGAGGGGTTGAATAGGGAAACTTTGCTCATAGGGGTGCTCCTCAATTGGAAGGTTTGGTTACGCGAATTTCAAAATCCGAAAACATGTTCAGGCCGGGTGGCACTGAACCGGGGTTGTCCGCCAAGAACTGCGCCATATTGGTCTGGGCAATTCTTTTCTCCAGCAAATCAACGGCATCGTTCTCAACAATAAATTGCTTGAACGAATCCCAGTCCTGCGTGGAGTAGCGGGTTTTTTGCACCATCGACACTGTGCCGAAGGTGGTGTTCACAGTCTTCACGCCGAGCGCTTGCATCTGGTCTTTCATTGCAAACTTCAGCGTGTTCTGCTTCTCTTTCAACAGCTCAACCTTGGTGTCATAGTCCTTGGTCAGCTCGTCGATTTCGGCCTTTATCTTTCGGTAGATGCGGGCCAGTTTATCCATAGGGATCATTTCTTCAGTCATTTTGCTTTCTCCTTTTTGTGTCTATCGTTTGACAAGTGTAGCGTGATTTTCAGCGTCTGCAACTCCTTTCTTAAGAATTTATTTCGGTCTCGAACATCTGGGTTAACGTGAAGTTATCCACAACCTTTGTGGATAAAGCTGTGAACATCTTCTTTTCTACGGGGCTACTCTCAATGTGGATAACCGTAACTTTGTCAGCGTTCTGGCCCTTGCGATCCGCCCGTGCAATGCACTGGATGTACTGCTCGACGGACATCAGCGGCCCGTAAAACACCACCGTATCCGCTGCAGTCAGGGTAATCCCGTGGGCCGAAGCCTGCGGCTGCATCACCAGCACGCGGGGGTCTTGCTCGTTCTGAAAGCGCCGGATCGTATCAGCCCGTTTGTTGGGGGTAATGCCGCCGTGGATCAACTCTACGTTGAAGCCTTTCTTGGTCAGGTGGTTGTGGATGCTGTCGATGCTGCTGCGGAACATGGCGAACACCAGCACCTTGCGGCCAGTCTCTTCCAAGATTTCTTCCAGTACCGATAGCCGGGGGCCAGCATCGAACTCCACCACGTCCTTGTCGTCTGTGTACACAGCGCCGCAGCTTATTTGCAACAGCTTGCTCAAGCCTGCAGCCGCATTGACCGCCGTAATTGTTTCGCCCGCCGCTTGTATCGACATCCGATCCTTGAGCGTGTTGTAGTACTTTGATTGTTGGGGCGTCATAGGCACCAGACGGGTCGTGGTGAGCACTGGCGGCAAGTCCAAGCACTGTGCCTTGGTAAAGCGTATTGCGGGCTGTAGCGCCTCGTGTAC